AGGGAGTAATCATGCTCCCTTCATTATGAAAGCTAATTCTGATACTGCTATAATAGTTGAAGACTGCGTGTCCGCTTGTGTGGTAGCCCAATGTCATAATGGGTTTGCATTACTAGGAACTAATTTGTTGACAGAGCATATAAAATACCTTAAAGGTTTTAATAAGATATGGGTGGCATTGGATAGAGACGCCACATCCAAATCATTAGACATACAAAGAAAGATAGCTATTCATGTTCCTGACTGTTCTATAAAGATACTGGATAGGGATTTAAAATATGAGGATAAAGAGTTTATAGAAAACAATTTTTAGGAGAGAGAAATGAATATATTTTACTTTGATGATTGCCCTGAGAAATCAGCACAGGCACAGCCTGATAAGATGCTAGTCAAGATGCCATTAGAAACAGCACAAATGTTATGCACTGCTCACAGAGTATTAGATGGAGATGTGTATGCAGATACAGTAGGTCTATATAAGACTGCATATAAAAATCATCCTTGCACTATTTGGGCTAGAGAAAGCAGTATAAACTATATGTGGTTATACAAACATTTCTTAGCTCTTGGTAAAGAGTATACTTATAGATATGGTAAAGAACATGCAAGTATAACTAAACTTGCGGATGCTCTTTCTAAAATGCCTGATAAAATAAATATAAACCTAGCTACACCAGTAGCACAAGCTATGCCTGATCAATATAAAAATGATAATCCTATTGTAGCCTATCGCAATTATTGCATAAATGAAAAGCATTACGCTAAATGGGAAAAAGGTAGAGCTAAACCTGATTGGTGGGTGTTAAATGATTAGAGCTTGTATTCTAGCCTTGTTTATGGTAGGTTGCACTACAACAGATGATGTAGGATGTATGCCTATATACATAGGGACAGGATATGATGAGGATGGAATGAGGAAATTTATATATACTAATGAAGTTGGTTGCCCAAGAATAGAGGAGAGATAAATGAGCAGTATGCCAAAAGAGATACTTAAAAAGTATGCAACAGATTTTGAATTTCATAACCAAGTTAAAGGAAGATTAGATGACAAAATGTTTTCTAATGGATTGCTAAAAGCAAAACATGCCGTTGATGATGCTTATGATAAATATAAAGATAAAAGTTTAAGCCTAAAAGAAATAGCTATGAATTATATAGCGTCTAACCCTTCAATTACAATTAGTCAGAAAGAATCTATACTTGCCGAGTTTGATGCTATAGATAAACTGGAAGACATAAATGATGATATTGCGTTTGACATGGTATATAAAATGTCTCTGCAGTCGTTTGCTCAAGATGTAGCACAACAGTCTATACAGATTATGCAAGGGGAACACTATGATACAAGTTTAGTTTTAAGAGCTACGGACAAACTAAACAAAATGGCAGACAGAAATAAAGAAGATGATTTAAAATGTTCAAATGATATGGAAGAACTATTTGAAGAGATAGATAGAGAGCATCATTATTCTTTTCATGTTCCTTCCATAAACGATAGAGTTGGGGGATTGAGTAAAGGTATGTTTGTTGTAGTAGGGGCTAGACCAAATGTTGGTAAGTCAGGGTTTGCACATTCTATGATTGCATCCCCTCATGGTTTTTTAGATCAAGGGGCTAAGTGTCTTATGTTTACAAACGAAGAAAGACCTCAAAGACATATGCTAAGAATGATTTCTGCGTCTTGTCAGGAAAGAATTAAATATGTTCAAGAGTTTAAACACCGCTTTATAGATAAATGGAAAAAGAAATCAGAAACATTGCAAATTATAGACTCTAGTAGTCTTACTTTTGGAGAACTAGAAGCTATAGTTGAGAAAGAAAAACCTGATGTGGTTGTTATTGACATTTTAGATAAAACACATATAGGTGGTAGTTATGCTAGAGATGACCAAAGGCTTACTAGTCTGTATTCAGAGGCAAGAGATTTAGCAAAGAGACAAGACTGCGTTGTATTTGGTATGTGTCAGTTATCTGCTGAAGCATCTGGTAAAATAATTCTTAATGACTCTATGTTATCTGGATCAAGAACTGGTAAGGCAGGGGAAGCAGACTTAATTGTTTTAATTGGTAAAGAAGATACAGAAGAAGGCGATACAAACATGCGTTGGATTAATATAGTAAAGAATAAAATAACTGGCGTTCATGGAAATTTTGCTGTAATATTTGATAACTTAACCGCTACTTACACTGAATAATGGAAGAGAAAGAAGCAAAAAAATCTTTAGAGGAGACTAGAGAACTTACAAAAGGCACTATGCCTATAGTTATAGTAGTGGATAATAAAGAAGAATATGATATGATGACTATGGTAAAAAAGAAAATGAGAAATGTTAAAAACATAGACATAGAAATCAGGGATTCCTCTAGTGATGGAGGGAGTAGCTAAGTCTGAGCAGTTGAGTGAGAGTTGCCTCTCTCCTCGTTGTAACTTACTCACTGAAAATTGTTTTTCCTCGTAACAATTATCAGACTTGGCTACAGATATATGGGAGATAAAATGTATAGAAAGACAGTATTAGATATAGAAAATAGTGTAACAAATGGAAATCCAACAGCTTATCATCCTAATAATTATTTAGTTTGTGTAGGGTATGCAGAAGTTACAGACAAAGTAGAAAATCCTAAAGTTGTATGGTTTAATCACGATGAGTTAGATACAGCTCCTAGTAAAGAGTCGTTTAAACAGCTACAAGAAGAATTAGATAGGACTGATTTGCTTATAGCACATAATATCAAATATGATTTAACTTGGTTGTATGAGTGTGGTTTTACTTATGAGGGGGACTTATACGATACAATGACAGGAGAATATCTTTTGTCTAGGGGAGCAAAGATAGCGTTGTCTTTGGCGGAGTCTTGTAAGAGAAGAAAAGTTACCCAAAAGAAATCAGAACTAATAGAAGAGCATTTTGAAAAAGGTGTAGGCTTTGAAGCCATGCCTCTAGATTTGGTAGAGGAATACAACATATATGACATAATATCTTGTGGAGAACTATATCTTGAACAAGACAGATTGTTTCATACCGATGAATATAGGTCTATGCTACCTATACTTAAATTAACTAATCAAATGACAGATGTTCTAATTGATATAGAAAGAAATGGGACATATATAGATTTAGAAGAATTAGAGACAGTTAGAAGCACTTACGAAAATGAAAGAACTTTTAGGTCTGCACAAAATAATAAGATAATAAAACATATCATGGGAGATAAGCCTTTTAACATATCCTCTCCTGAACAGTTGTCAGAAATAATATGGTCGAGAAAAGTAAAAGATAAAAATGAGTGGGCTAGAATATTTGGTATAGGAACTAGGGCAGTAGGAACTGGTAAATATAAAAATAGAATACCTAAGAAAGATTTAGATAGCATAATTAAAGCACAAACTATTATATCTAAGAAGACAGAAGTGAAGCAATGTGGTAGGTGTAATGGCACTGGACACTTGTTTAAACGAAAGAAAGATGGGACTCCTTATAAAAAACATCCTAAATGCACTACATGTAATGGCACTGGTTTTATATATACATGGCTAGAGCCTGTTGCAGGATTAAAGTTTTCTCCTACCTCAGTAGATCAAGTTACTGCTAATGGTTTTGCAACGGATAAGAATACTTTATCTGAACTAGCTAAAATAGCAGAAGAAAAAAATATGGAGGAAGCTATTTTATTTTTAACTAATATGCAAAGAATAAATGCGTTAGACACATATATTAATTCTTTTTGTAAGGGTATACAGCAAAATGTGTATGATAACAGCATACTACATCCTCAAATAAATCAAGTAAGAACTGCTACAGGGCGTTTATCCTCCTCTAAACCTAATTTCCAGAACTTACCCAGAGGTAGCACAGCTAGAGTTAGAAAAGCTATTAAGTCTAGGTTTAAACAGGGTAAGATACTTGAGGGAGATTTTGGTCAGTTAGAATTTAGAACTGCTGTATGGGTAGCTAATGATAAAGTAGGTAGAAAAGAGATAGATGAAGGGTTTGATGTTCATGCTTATACCGCACAAGTGCTTACAAGCGCAGGACAAAAAACTAGTAGACAAGACGCAAAAGCTAGAACATTCAGACCTTTATATGGGGGAATCGGAGGATCGCCTGCGGAAGTGCAGTATAATAGAGCATTTATAAATAAGTATAATGATATAGCTAAGTGGCATCAGAAGTTACAAGACGAGGCTATAAGAGAGAAGAAAATTACTACAATAACTGGTAGACAATTTGCTTTTCCAAATGTTCAAAGAACTAAGTATGGCTCTACTTATGCTACACAAATAAAAAACTATCCAGTGCAGTCTATAGCTACTGCGGAAATAGTGCCTTTAGCTTGTATTATTTTTAAA